ATCAGTCCCTAAGAATATTCCCTGGAATGTGCGTAGACAAATGCTAGAAGCAGAGGACCGTGAAAGAGCAAGGCTCTTGCGTGAAGCTCCTAAACCTTCTGTGGAAGATTTGGAAAAGGAATTAGACATTGCCGCCACCCAAAGAGAAAAAACTAGCTAATCCCTCTCCTGAAAAGCAGAGGGAATTGCTAGATAGAACGGCTGCTGGCGTAATGGCTCATATGCCAGATGCAAAGGTAAATAAGGTTCGTCCTTATAATGCCTTTGAACGATATTTCATGGGTAAGGATACGGGTGGACTAGCTTATCCTAATAATACTATTGCTATTAATATGGAGAGGGCACAGAATCCTAACGATATGATTGACCTTCTGGTTCATGAGTTTACTCATACTAAGCAGAAGCCACGAAGTTTGTGGCAGGCTTATAAGGAACGTAATATTCCAGTTTCTCAACGTCCTGAAGAAAGAGAAGCTGAAATTGCTCAGGTAAAGTATCCTTATAGACCTAAAGGTCGAGATACACAGTTGAGGTAATCATGCCACTCTCCAAATATTACGGTGGCTCTGGCGAAAAAGTCATGGCTTCTATGAAGAAGCGATATGGCAAGGATAAGGGTGAGCGTGTATTCTATGCCACAGCTAATAAGCGTGGACTAGACGCGGGGCCATCTAAAAAAGTTAAGAAAGAACACGGAGTATAACATGGCTGGACTTGCAGGTGGATGGGGTAGATGGGGACAGCCTCTTGCGGATGTTTATAAACCAGCACCGCAAGAACAACAGAATCAGCAGGCTGGATATGATGTAGGTAAGTGGAATTCACTTCCTGCATCTGAACAGCAGAAGTATCAGGCTGGCGGAGGCGCTCCAGGTATTAATACTGCACCATCTAAACCTAAGATGCAGTTTGCATACAATACTGGAGATAGAAACGCTCCACGCCCTAATTTCCGTTATTCAGGAATGATGGGTAATCAGGGTATTCTTCCCCAAGTTGGCGACCCATTCCGTAGGTATGGAACTGTGCAGGGTGGTAAAGTAATTCCTCCACAGAATCCATTTGCAGAACCTCCTGGTATTAGATATACTCCGGGTGGAACTTGGGAAGGTGGGGGTCCAGGTCCAATTAATACTGGTCCATCTCAGTTACCTCCTAATATGGAAACTCCGGGTGGTGGTGGAAATCCTTGGCTAGAAAGGGGCGGATTTACAGGGGGTCAAATGCCTCCCGGAATAGGTAGTGGAACTGCTGGAGCTTCGTCTGGACTTTGGAATCCTCAAGCTCCTAAAATGGACCCTAATACTGGTCAATGGACTATTCCTCCCCCTCCTTCATTTGAATTTGACCCCGGCTTAGTAGGACCATCAACTCCTCCAGGGTTGAGAATTCCTAGACGTAATCCTATGGGTGGTGGTAGATATACTGACCCCAATCGTGCAAGTATTCCGGATATGCAGCAGGGAAATCCTATGGCTAATAGAGGATTCCGTGGTGCATATGGTGGAGCAGGTGCATCACTACCCAATAGGCCATTTAGAAACAATCTCTTTTACTAAGAGTTTCTAATGTCTAAAGAATACGACGAGGAAATCCAGCGTCTCTTGAAAGAAGTGGTTAGCCACTTCGATAGAGAAGATAGACAGATTAGGGAACGCCAAATTCGCACTTGGCGTAGGCTAAAGCTGTTTTGGGAGGGGTTTCAGAAAGCGTGGTATAGTGAAGTAGCGCATGACTGGCGTATCTGGGATGAAGTTCAAACCGACGATACTCAACAGTCTTATTATGATAAGCCCATTAACGTATTCCGCGCTTATTTGGAGTCTATCATCGCGGCACTTAGCGTGGTCGTCCCTCCTGTTAAGTGCTATCCTGATGATGCAGATAATACTCTCGATTTGGCTACTGCGAAAGCTGGCGATAAAATTGCTCAGCTAATCTATCGTCATAATAATGTTCAGCTAACTTGGCTCCATGCTTTGTTCATTTACTGCACAGAAGGTATGGTTGCGGGTTACACTTATCCGAAGTCGGATGAATATTTTGGAACTTATGCTGAGGATGAGAAAGAGGAAATTCAGGAACAGCATCAAGTAGTTTCATGTCCTCAGTGTGGTTACAATATTGAGGATAAGCAGCTTAATCATGAACTTGGTGAGTTGCATGAAGAAAAGCAGGAACAGCAGCAGGAAGATGAATATACTACTGTTCTGAAGCGTGACGATGATGATTATGAACCAGAGATGTGTCCTGCGTGTGGACAGGTTATTCAGCCTCTAGTTCAGCAGGAAGATTTCCTTGTTACTCGTATTGTAGGAACTACACATAAGCCTAAAACCCGAATCATGATTGATTGTTTCGGGGGACTGTATGTAAAGGTTCCTATCTATGCACGTAAGCAGGAAGATTGTCCTTATCTTATTTTCAGTTATGAAACGCATTATGCTAATGCGATTGAAAAGTATCAGCATCTTCATGGTAAACTAACTGCTAAGGAAAGAGATAAGATTGAATCGTCAGTAGGACCGAAAGACCCTTATGAACAGTGGGGCCGTTTATCTCCACAGTATCAGGGTGCATATCCTACTAATAACGTAACTATTCGAGAAGCATGGCTCCGCCCCGCAGCCTTTAATGTTCTTCAGGATGAGGACTGTGTAAAGAAACTCAAGAAAGAGTTTCCTAATGGAGCGAAGGTGTGTCTTGTCAATGATGAATTTGGAGACGCCTACAACGAAAGACTCGACGACGCCTGGACACTCACCTATAATCCTCTTTCTGACTATTTGCATCATGACCCTCTTGGTCTGTTACTTGTTAGTGTTCAGGAAATTACTAATGACCTTATTTCCCTCACTCTCCAGACTATTGAGCATGGAATAGGTCAGACATTTGCTGACCCCGCTGTATTGAACTTTAATGCTTACCGTCAGATGGAGTCTGTTCCTGGCGGTATTTATGAGGCTATTCCTAAGTCGGGTAAATCACTACAAGACGGATTCTTTGAAATTAAAACTGCGAATCTTTCGCCAGAGGTTCAACCTTTTGCAACTCAAATCCAGGGACTCGCGCAACTTGTATCAGGCGCTCTCCCATCCTTGTTTGGTGGCTCACTACAAGGAAGTGAAACTGCATCACAGTATTCAATGTCTCGTGCGCAAGCACTACAGAGACTCCAGAACACATGGAAAATTTTTACAATCTGGTGGAAGGAAATCTTTGGTAAAGTCATTCCCGCGTTCATCCAAGAAGTAAAGGAAGATGAACGTGATGTTGAACGTGATGCTGATGGTAACTTTATCAATACGTTCATTCGCAAAGCAGAGCTTGAAGGAAAGATTGGTAGGGTAGAACTTGAGGCTAATGAGAATTTGCCTCTTACATGGTCACAGCAGAAGGATATCATTATGCAGCTTTTGACGGCTGCTAATCCTGAGATTCTTGCTGTGATTGGTTCACCTGAGAATCTTCCCATGATTCGGGAAGCTATTGGTCTTACAGATTTCTTTGTTCCTGGAGAGGACGATAGAAATCATCAGTATGATGAAATCAAGCTTCTATTGAGTTCTGAGCCAATGCCTACAGGCGACCCAATGATGCCTGAAATGCCCTCAGTAGAAGTTGACCCAATGATGGAGAATCATGCTATTGAGTTTGAGATTTGTAGAAAGTGGGCTGTAAGCCCTGCTGGTCAGCAAGCTAAGATGGATAATCCTCCAGGATATAAGAATGTTCTTTTGCACGCTAAAATGCACTATGAACTAATGCAGCAGAATATGATGATGCAACAGGCTCCAGGTAATGAGCAAGGTGCGGCTCCGCCTGAAAAGCCCAACCCGAAGGAACTTCAACCAGAAGCACCCATTCAAGGAGAAGGAAATGTCGCTACCCAGCAATAGTGTAGGAACTTCCGCTGTTAATACTCCGGTAACTGACGGAGAAATGAATCATGAAGATGTAATTGATTTCTTGGCAGATGATGATGAAAAAGAAGTTCTTCCCCTAGAGAAGCCTAAAGCTGAAGATGCTGGACAGGGTGAAAAGGGAGAAGAAGGAAAAGAAGAAGTAGACGAACTTCTTGAAATTGAACAGGAACTAGAAGGCCCAACAGATGAACAGTTGGAACTTGTAACACCTGTTCGACGTAAGGAAATTCTTTCTAAGTATCCTAATCTTTTCAAAGAATTTCCTTATCTCGAAAAGGCATATTACAGGGAACAACAGTTCACTGAGCTTCTTCCTACGATTGATGATGCTAAGGCTGCTGTAGAAGCCAAGCAGACTCTCGATAGGATGGAAGCTGATGTAATGGGTGGAAACACCGAACTTATCCTTAAGGCTGTTAGAGAACAGAATCCTAAAGGATTTGCAAAACTGGTTGATGAATACCTCCCGACTCTTGCGCGTGTAGACGAGCGAGCATATTATCATGTGCTTAGTAACGTCACAAAGCATACCATTGTAGCGATGGTGCGCGAGGCTCGGAGAAGTGGTAATGAGGCTCTGCAATCAGCAGCACAGCTTGTTAACCAGTTTGTGTTTGGAACTAGTGATTTCCAGCCTCCTCAGCCACTTTCTAGGCCAGCGCCGGAAGATGGTAAGGATAAGGAACTGGAACAGAAAGAACAGCAGTTTGTTAGACAGCAGTTTGAATCTGCTGTTGGTGATTTGAATACTCGTATTAATAATACTCTTAAGAATACCATTGAAGCCAATATTGACCCTAAGAAATCCATGACTGAGTATGTTCGCAAAAATGCGAGCAGAGAAGCTATGGAAATGCTAGAGTCAGTTTTGGGTAAGGATGCACGGTTTACTGCGTTGAAGGATAAACTGTGGGAATCCGCTTTCAAGGAGAACTTTAGCAAGGCATCTATTGACCGTATTAAATCCGCTTATCTGTCCAGAGCAAAAACACTGTTGCCATCAGTGATTAAAAAGGCCAGAAACGATGCTCTTAAAGGACTGGGTAAGCGTAGCGACGAGGAGGAGACTCCCAATAAGAGTCCAATTTCGGTAGGACGGCCACGTTCTCAAGATTCAAGAGGTGGCAAGATTTCTAAAGCGAGCGACATTCCGAAAGGGATGCGAACTATTGACTTTTTGATGCAGGATTGAGGACAACATGGCTGTTGTTGAATCACAGGTAGCGGGTCTTGAATTGGAACGTGTGATTCCAAAGATTCGCGTTCTGTTTGAGCGAGATGATAAGTTCTACGCTAACGTGAAGAAGCGTGACGTAGAAAAAATCTCTAACAGGCAGATGCGCGTTCCGTTGGAACTTCGCCCTGGTGGTAGCTTTCAGTATTTTAATGCTGATGGTGGCGACCTGGGACGCGGTGGTGGTCCGACCTTCGATAAGGCTGTTCTGACAAGTGTATTCGTTAGTGAGAACATCGAATACACGAAGCTGACAGAGTGGGCCACTGATGATGAGCGTAAGGCTGTGACTAACGGAGTTCGCAGACTTACGGCTACTGCATTGGATGAGCTTCGTCGTCAGTTGGATGCTCAGATGATGC